TTTTGTAGTATACTACTTTTGTTTTTGGAATGAAATTTTGGTTGGAACGACTTTGGTTTCATAAGGATCACCAGCTTTTTTTGTTTCGTCAAAACAATCCTGACAAACTAGGAATTCATGATTAAATTGGAATGGCTGATGTAATCCACCAACCTGTTTTTGGCAAACAGGACATATATTAGTGACTGTAATCACTGTACACCATCCCATTCTGGGTTTGTATGGGGTTTTTTTAGCGAGAAAAAGTTCTTTACTGTTCATGTTGTTGTTTTTCCTATATTAGGATAATCTATGGTAGAATAATTAGGATTTGCCAATCTATTCAAAATTCAATTTTTTTACTCATTATTGGGATTCAACAAATTAGAGAATGCAATCAAGCAATATTTATTAGGAACTATAATGTCAAAGCTAACTGGATTATCTCCACCAGCCCCACAAACACTAAAAGAAGTATTTCCATTTTCGGTCACAATTGCACATTCCTGATTCATACCTGGTCTAAAACTAAGACAATGGTATGAATTATTTTTTTGTGCTTCTACAAATTTTGATAAATCCCCATGTTCCAATCCATTAATACCATATGTTAAGCAACATTTTAGTTCACCGGATGTAATATTAAAAATTGCATCATTACCTGGCAATTGGTCAAATTGATAAATATTATTTTTTGATTCGATAATCTCATCATCATCATCATAAAATTCTGGATTACCTATACACTCTACTGTAATTGGAATAATTTGTTCGGCCATTGATTATTAATTGATATATTGTTGTTATCGATTTATTATTAGCCAATTAGTAAATCAATTTTTTTAATTAAAAAAATTGATTTTTTAAAAGTATTGGGATAATATTTTAATACTAATCAATTATATTATCAATGACTAATTATCCATCCATTATCAATAATTTTATTTCGGAGGCTGAAATGAAAACAGAACCGACAAGTATTTGCGAAATTAATGAAAGTGGAAGAATAATTAGTTTGTTGAATATTCCGGCTGGATTCCAATCCGATTCGTATTTGAAATCCATGTATCCGCAACATCGTGTATATATATATGGATCCAGATACGATGGTAAAGATGTTATGGTATACGAGATTCTCAAAAGAAATCCAGAATCCGAAAAATTGACCGGTGATAAATATCAATTAGTTAAAACCTATATCCAATTATAATCAATTAGTCACATTGATGATAATTACAATGATAATTATAATGATAATATATTATAATATTATTATTATAATATAGTTAAATGAGTTCGATACCAAATTGTTTAATTATTCCATCTGCGAGTGGATCACTATCAAATTGTGTCACGATGAAAATGCCATCCGTTGCTACAATGGCAGTTATGATGATTATAGCGTGGGGTCTATTTTTATTAGTTGCTTATATTATTTACTACTTTTTCAAGAAAATTGATCCAATGCAAAAAGTAAACTACTGGATTATTTTGATAATTCTATTACTGACTGCAATAATTATCGGTTTATTAGGTAGTTTATTGTAACCAGATATTTGTGTGAATTTCAATAAAAAAATAATTAATAAAAATTGATTTGTTATTTGTATAGCAAATTCATTTCAATTATTTATCAATAGGACTATTCCACTAGTCAAAAATGGAATATATTTTTCCAGTAGCCGAAATGGAGAATTATATTTTTGGTTTTTTGGACCCATTTGTTGATTTCAAAAAATTATTTTTGGTGAATAAATATTATCATGGTGTTATTATAAATACTAATATATATATTGAGCTCAAAAATTTTCGTTTGAATAAACCAAAGATAACTTTTTCGATAGATAATTTAAAAAAAGAAGAAATACTTTTTATATTAGCATGCCAAAATAATTATTTGTTAGTAGCAAAATATTTACTGCATGAATATACTACAATAAATATTCATGCTGAAAATGAATATGCATTTAGATTAGTTTGTGCAGAAGGTCATTTAAAAGTTGCCATGTGGCTATATGATATGGCCATTGGATTGAATTCGCCTATTAATATTCATGAATATAATGATTGCGCATTTATGTGGGCTTGTTCTAATGGTCATTTGGAAATAGCAATGTGGTTATACAATTTAGATCTTAAAATGAATTCATCAATTGATATTCATGCCAATAATGAACTGGCATTTGGATGGGCTTGCAGTAAAAACCATTTACAAGTCGCGAAATGGTTATACGATTTAGGAAAAGAAAATAATTCACTGGTCAATACGAATATTGATAATGATTATGCATTCAAATGGTCTTGCATATATGGCCATTTGGAAGTTGCCGAGTGGTTATGTACATTGTGCGATAAATATCAAATCGATATTAATCCAATCACAAAGAAAATTAAGTATAGTATCAATTGATAAAAATTGATTTGTTATTTCCATAACGAATCCATTTTTATTACTATTATTAACATACAAAATGGATTGTATTATCCATATCGGCGAAGTTCAATACCCGATTGCCGAAATTGAATACCAAATTATTAATTATTTGGACCCATTTGTTGATTTTAAACAATTATTTTTGGTGAACAAATATTATTGTGGTACTATTATGAATAACAAAGTGTATATTGCACTCAAACAATTTTATTCAAACAAACCAGCAACCGATTTTCCAACAAAAAATTTAAAAAAAGAAGAAATAATTTTTATACTAGCTTGCCAACATAATCATTTATTAGTAGCAAAATACTTGTTGCATAAGTATAATCAATCACCATCAACTACAATTAATATTAGTGCCAAAAATGAATTAGCATTTGGTTTGGTTTGTAAAAATGGTCATTTGGAAGTCGCCAAATGGCTATACTCTTTAGGAATTGAATTGAATTCACACATTAATATTAATGCCGATGATAGATATGCATTACGATTCGCTTGTCAAAATGGTCATTTGGAAGTTGCTAAATGGCTACACAGTTTAGAAATAGAATTTAATATTAATATTCAAATATATGATTACGAAGATGCATTTGAATTGGCTTGTGAAAATGGGCAATTGGAAGTGGCCAAATGGTTATATAATTTGCCGATTGAATTCAATGTACCTATTGATATTCACTGGGAATATGAATTTATATTTAGATACACTTGCGAAAATGGCCATCTGAAAGTTGCTAAATGGTTATACTGTTTGGGAAAAAAAACTAATTCTCCCATGAGTGTCCATAATTGTAATAAATGGCTATCCAAACAATCTCGCAAATATCCCGAAATCACTAATTGGTTACGTACTTTGCAATAAATACTGATTTAAAATTGATTTGTAATTCGTATATGCTCATTATATTTGTATTAATAAATCATTAATACAAATATAATTAATATGGAATACATATTTCCAATAGCCGAAATTGAGTGTCATATTTTGAATTATTTAGATCCACTAATTGATTTTATACAATTATCTTTGGTGAGTAAATATTATCATGAAATTGTTATGGATGATAAAGTGTATATAGCACTCAAACAATTTTATTTAAGTAAACCAATAATAAATTTTTCAATAATAAAATTAAAAGAAACTGAAGAAATATATTTTGCGTTAGCATGTAAATATAATTATTTATTAGTGGCAAAATATTTGTTACATAAATATGACACGGTTAATATTCATGCCGATAGTGAATTGGCATTCAAATATGCTTGCCAAAATGAAAATTTGGAAGTCGCTAAATGGCTATATCGTTTGGGAAAAAAAAATCATTCACCAATTGATATTCATGTCAATAACGAACAAATATTTAAAAAAGCTTGTTCAAATGGTTATTTGGAATTAGTCGAGTGGCTATATCACATTGGAGAAAACAATAATTCTATCATTGATATTCATAATGATAGCGATCAAGCATTTAAATCGGCTTGCGAAAATGGACATTTAGAAGTCGCTATGTGCCTATATCATTTGGGAAAAAAAAATAATTCACCTATTGATATTCATAATGATAATGAATATGCATTTAAATCAGCTTGTGAAAATGGACATTTAAAAGTCGCTGGATGGTTGTATCATTTAGGAAAAAAATATAATTCACCCATTGATATTCATATAGAATATCTATTTGGTGATATTTGTAAGAATGGTCATTTAAGTGTTGCCAAATGGTTGTATCATTTGGGAAAAAAAATTAATTCACCTATTGACATTCATGCCGATAGTGAATATGCTTTTGGACTGGCTTGTTCAAATGGTCATCTAGAAGTCGCTAAATGGTTGTACCAAATAGGAATCGAATTAAATTCACCCATTGATATTCATTTGGATGACGAATTCGCATTTCAATACGCTTGCAAAAATGGATATTTAGAAGTTGCCAAGTGGTTGTATCATTTAGAAAAAGAAAACAATTCTCCTATTAATATTCATGTCATCGATGAACAGAAGTTTGAACATATTCGCCAAAATAGATATCTGGATCTTGTCGAATGGTTATGCACATTATTCGACAAATTCAATGATCCATTAAATTAATTAAAATTGATTTAATATTTACATCATACCATATTATCACAAGTTAGCACATATAATAATTATAATGGATTATATATTTCCAATAGCCGAAATTGAGTATCAAATATTGGGTTATTTGGATCCATTAATTGATTTTAAACAATTATCTTTGGTGAGTAAATATTATTATGAAGTAGTTGTGAATGATAAAATATATATTGAATTAAAAAAATTTTCGTCTGATAAATCAAAAAAAATAATTTATTCGAAATGTATTTTGGAAAAAAAAGAAAAAAATTTTATAAAAGCATGTCAATGTAATTATTTATTGGTGGCTAAATATTTGTATCATAAATATACTACAATAGATATTCACGCTGATAATGAAAAGGTATGTCACTTGGCTTGTGAATATGGACATTTAGAAATTGCCAAATGGTTGTATCAATTAGGAATCAAATTGAATTCAATGATTGATATTCATGCTGATAATGAAGATGCATTTAGAACCGTTTGTAGAAATGGACACTTGGATATCGCATTATGGTTATATAATGTGGGATTTGAATCGAATTCGCTAATTGATATTCATATTTATAATGACAATGCATTTATGGCATCTTGTTATAATGGCCACATAAATGTTGCTAAATGGTTACATAATTTAGGAGTAAAATTGAATTCTCCTATTGATATTCATGCCGGTAATGAATTTGCATTAAGGTATGCTTGTCATAAAGGATATTTAGAAATTGCCAAATGGTTATATTATTTGGGAGCTGAATTGAATTCTCCTATTGATATTCATGCTGATAATGAATTTGCATTTGAAAATTCTTGCCAAAAAGGGCATTTGGAAATCGCCAAATGGTTATATTATTTGGGAACAGAATTGAATTCTCCAATTAATATTCATACTAATAATGAAATTGCATTTAGATATGCTTGTCAAGAGGGACATTTGGAAATCGCCAAATGGTTATATCATTTAGGTGTAGAATTGAATTCTCTTATTGATATTCATGCATATCAGGAATATGCATTTCGATCTGCTTGCCATGAGGGACATTTGGAAATCGCCAAATGGTTGTATTATTTAGGAAAAAAAATTAATTCTCCCATTGATATTCATGCTGATAATGAATATACATTTATATATGTCTGTTCAGATGGACATTTGGAAATTGCCAAATGGTTATATTATTTGGCGGTTGAATTAAATTCTCCAATTAATATTCATGCTGATAGTGAATTGGCATTTCGATTAGCTTGTGAAAGAGGACATTTGGAAACTGCCAAATGGATATACTATTTGGCTATTGAATTAAATTCTTCGATCGATATTTATGCTGCCAGTGAATCATCATTTAAAAAACTTGCTTGAGTAACCATTCAGAAATTTCCAAATGGTTACATAATTTAGGAATTGAAACAAATTCCTTAATTCGTATTCAGAATAGTAATGAATATGAATACAATGTTACTTGCGACAATTATTATTTGAAATTAGCCGAATGGTTATGTAGTTTGGACAATAAATATTATATTAATATTGGTTCGCGTCTTTAAAAAATATGTTAAATCGTAAGCTTTGCTGACGATTTAACATACTTTTTAGAGAGCCGATAATAGATAAAATTAAATATCACATTAATTAAAATTGATTTGTTATTTATATAACATGGTTAACATAAATATATTATAATAAGTGAAATGGAATATATATTTCCAGTAACTGAAATCGAATTCCAAATATTGGGTTATCTGGATCCATTAATTGATTTTAAACAATTATCTTTGGTAAGTAAATATTATCATGAAGTAGTTGTGGATGACAAAATGTATACTGCACTTAAAAAATTTTGTTTAGATAAACCAGAAATAAATTTTAAAACAAATAAACTAAAAGAGGAAGAAATAATTTTTATACTAGCGTGTGAGAATAACCATTTATTAGTAGCTAAATACTTATTGCATAAATATAATCAACCACAAAATATTATAATTAATATTCATTGTAATGATGAATTGGCATTTATATTAGCTTGTGCGAATGGCCATTTACAAGTCGCCAAATGGTTATATTATTCAGGAAAACAAATTGATTCGCCTATTAATATTCACGCCGAGAATGAACATGCATTTGTACAAGCTTGTACAAATAATCATTTGGAAGTTGCCAAATGGTTATATTGTTCAGGAGTAGAATCGAATTCTCCGATTAATATTCATGCTGAGAATGAATATCCATTTGGAGCGATTTGTGAAAATGGACTTGTCAAGAAGGACATTTGGAAGTTGCTAAATGGTTATATTATTTAGGAAAACAAATTGGTTCGCCCATTGATATTTTTATTGATGATGAATTTGAATATGCTTGTGGAAATGGATACTTGGAAATGACCAAATGGTTTTACGATTTAGGAAAACAAATTGGTTTGCTCATTGATATTATTAATGGCAATGATAAATTTATACGTGCTTGTAGAAATGGATACCTGGAAATGGCCAAATGGTTATACAATTTGGGAATTGAATTTAATTTATCTATCGAATTAGCATTTAATGAAGCTTGTGCGCAGGGACATTTGGAAGTTGCTAAATGGTTGTATCATTTAGGAAAAAAAATTAATTCACCCATTGATATTCATGCCGATAATGAATATGTATTTACATGGAGTTGTATAAATGGTCATTTGGAAGTTTCTAAATGGTTGTATCATTTAGGAATTGAATCGAATCAATCGATTGATATTCACGCCAATAAATACATATTTCCATCAATTTGTTCAAATGGATATCTTGAAATAGCCCAATGGTTGTATCATTTAGGAAAACAAATTAATCATCCGATTGATATTACTAGTAATTGGCATTCTGCATTTAGAATGGCTTGTGATAATAACCACTTGGATATTGCTGAATGGTTATGTACTTTGTGTAATAGATATCATATTGATTTCATTGCATTATCCCTAAAAATTAAAATTCCGGATATTATAAATGAAATTGAATATCATATTGATTCTATTGCATCGTCCCAAGAAACCAAGATTCCAAGTATTACAAATGAAATTGAACATCAGATTAATTAGTTAAAATTGATTTATTATTTGTATAGCAAATCAATTTAAATAATTGTCGACACAAACGCATTAGAATAAATAAAATGGAATATATATTCCCAGTAACCGCACCTTTAAAAAGTATGTAAAATACATATATTTTCATATTTTTTAAAGGTGCGGAATCAAATCAAATATTTTACCAATTGATATTCGTGCTATAAATGACTATGCATTTATATGGGCACGCCATAATGGACATATCGAAATCACTGAATGGCTTTGCAATTTAGGAATAGAATCAGATTCACCTATTGACATTTATGTTCAGAATGATAACGTATATGACTGGGCATTTAGAGATTGGGACAGGAGAACGAATACAATATTTTATTATTGAATTAAATTAATAAATTGATTTTTTTGTTGGTTTATAATTTATTGTCATGGACATGATAATAAATTATAAAAAATATATCATTATAACATTTTTAAATCATTAGCGAAATATGATTCATTTGGTTTCCCGCCAAGAAAATCTTCCAAAATGGACATTGTATCTTTAGTAGATCCGGGTTCCAATATTTTTTTACGATAAAGCATACCTTTTTCTTTATTAAGAATATCATTTTCATCACTAAAAACGGCATAAAACATGTTAGCCGCGTAGGTATCTGCCATCATATAACTGTAGTATTGTGCATCATATCCACTAATAATATGTCCAAAACTACAAAATGGATACAATTTTAATGTGGCTTCAGTTCCTTTTATTCTTTTATCAATATCGTACCATATATCTTGGAAATTAATATTGTCATTAATTGTATCTGGTTCCATTGTATGAATATGCAGGTCAAATTGTCCATACAGAATTTGTCCCTTGTAAAATATACTTCTCAAAAAATTTTTCTTTTGTTTGATTTTTTCAATCAATTCTAATGGAATTCTTTCTCCTGTTTCACAATGTTTACTCAATATTTGCAAACAAGTTTTGGTATATACAAAATATTCTAAAAATTGTGAAGGAGCTTCAATAAAATCTGTTTCAACATCAAGACCACCAAAACTGTAAATTTGTGGTTTACTACATAATTGATGCATTGCATGTCCGAATTCATGGAAAAAAGTAGTCACTTCGCGAAATGTTAAGCAAGAATCTTTGGCAAAATTACATACTAAAGCTACCATATGTGGCATCCGTTTATTTTGTCCATTAATTTTAGTCATGTCATAACCTCTAACAAATGTAAAAACAGCAGCATTACCAAATTTTCCTTCTCTTGGATACATATCCAAATAAAAATATCCCATAATCTCATCAGTATCGGCATCTTTCACACAATAAAATTTAACATCTAAATGCCATTTATTTTCAGTACTTATTTCTATTATTTTTAAATTTAATAATTGTTGATATATTGTGAAAATACCGTTTCGGACAACATCCAGTGGAAAATATTTTTTGATTTGCTCCAAATTAATATCAAATTGTTGTTCAGTGTACAATCTGGTGTAGTACATCATGTCCCATGGATCCAAATTGTCTTTAATTAGTTTATTCAATTTGTAGTTTTTAGCAAAATCTATTAAATTTTTTATGTCCGTTTGATAAAATGGAGTAAATAATTTGTCCATTTTATTTGAAAAATCCAATGCATTTTGTGCGTTTTTTGTCATATTTATTTCGTTTCGGTAATCGGCCCATGTTTTATATCCCAATTTTTGCGCCAAAATTGATTTTAATCCAATGACTTTGTTTAATATTTCCAGATTGTCCATACATTTCAGATAGAATGCGGAATATATTTTTTTTCTAGTATTTTCGTTATTCGCGTATTCAAAAATACCAAATATATCTGGATAAGCCATGGTGCAACAATAATTATTTTCATCCGCGGATTTACCTTTGAACCAATAATCGGGCAAACCATCCAATTCCGATATATTCAAATTTACTACTGCGACACATTCATTCATATTTTTTCGAAATAGTGAACATAGTTCATTCGTCTCGTTCAATAAATTTTTAATTTCGTCACTATTTTCCAAACCAACGCCATTTCTTCTAAAGTCTCTCATCATGTAATCAAAATATTTAATTTCTTCATTTGATAATTTTGATTTCTCATTTTGATAATTTTTTGAATTACGATATTGATTTATAACATTAAACAATTTATCTGTCATTATACTATTTTTATAAAATTTCTCTATTTCTATTTCTAATTGATTTCCAAAATCCCTAATTGTTTTATCCGGATGGAAATTCTTGGCAATAGTAAAACTATTTGTTTTTGAATCAATAGATATTCCCATATTAATTAATGGTTGAATCGTATTACTAAAATTTCTTTCGCTACCATATTCAATAACATAATTAATCTTTTTGGTAATACAATTCATTATTTCTTTTTTTAATTTCTCCATTACAGCAATATCATATTGGCTAAAATTAATTCCTATTTCTTCCATGATCTATATTTTTAATAATGAATAATTATTTAAATTAATAAGATAATTAATAATATTATTATGTTAGTATATATACTATGGCACAAAACCAACCAACAAATATATATACTCCACCAAGTGCTCGGAGACAACAACAGAATTCTCCGGCAATATCTGTATATACTCCACCAAGTGCTAGAAAAACACAACAAAGTAGCAGAACCACTTCTAGTTATCCAAGATCACAACGATATCCGGTATCTAGGTCATCAACTAGTCCTACTATCGGATTAATTGTTGAAAAATCTCGTCCAACTAAAATAGAAGAACTATACAACAAAATTTATTTAGATAATACTTGGGGACCATACAAATTTATTAAATTTGATGGATTAGCCCATCGTGTTTCATACCAAACCGCATTCGAACCAGAACAACAATTAAGTTCAGACCCCAATATAATAAATTTTGTCCTGGAAAAAGACCAGAATAATCCCAATAAATTTAATTTTGTTACCAAATATGGCGCAGCCTGTCCACATGCATGTAGATTGATTGTTTTTTTACCAACAGAATTGGCGATTAAAATTATGAACGAACGAAAAACCTATTTTGATGATTTGCGTAAAATTAGTGATACACAATACCAATCACGATACGAAAGATTCGTCAAGACCAAATGTGATGGTGATTTGGCTGAGAATTTGGTTATGTTTCGAATTGGAAAAAAATATATTAACGATGATATTAAAAAAATCTTATCAGACCGTTCACTAAATCGAACTGCACCAACCAGATTAGGTTTTACTCTGGATGATTGTTTGTATGGATGTACCTGGAATTTATTAAAAGTTTTATCGGAAATTCCTCAATTCGAAAATTATTCTATTGTTCTGGTAGAGGAAAAACCTTTTAGGCAATATGTTAACTATGACATTAATATTCCCGGAGGTAAACGTGATAGAAATGAAATGCCAGAATCTGCGGCTACACGAGAATTTCTGGAAGAAACCGGTATCAATTTCGCAATACCAATAAAAGATCTGGATCCAATATCCACTTTCAATAAATATAATATAGTTTTTGGTAATGGAGTTCGTTTTTTCCGCTGGGATAAAAATACCGATTACTATTTTCAGATTTTGCCAGATAAAGATTATAATATTGACACCAATGATACTAAATTATCTTACATTGAAGTATCCTATGCTACAACTGTTAATTCCACTGAAAAAAATACCGCGCCAATCGGAAATATTATTGTAGGTAGTGCATTAGACAAAGAACTGGCACAAGATCCAACCATCGACGAAAGTTTATTACTTACTTCAACTGAAAAAGGCCCATTAATTTCTCCTATTGAAGAAATTCCGATATCTTCATTATCATCCAAAGAAAATCTTAAATTATCATCATCTGGGAGTATTAAAAATACACCATTCAAGGAAAATCTACAGACAACAATATCCAAAGAAAATCTAAAAATAACACCAACTAAAAATCTAAGTGCAACTAAAAATCTAAATGCAATAACTAAAGAAAATCTAAAAATAACGCCAACTAAAGAAAATCTAAAAACAATATCGTCCAAAGAAAATTCTAAAATTTTTTCGACAGAAGATAATATTAATTTTGCCAAACCGATCAATCCATCACCAGTAACAGTTATTGTACAAACTAAATAATACAATAAAATATTGAATTTATAATACACTTATCATAATAGCGTACTATAAATTTATAATTATAATAGATAATGGCCGATTTAATTAATATTATTACTTCTAAACCTAATTGGGAAACCAAAATAACAGACGCTAAAATTGTTAAAAAATGGAAATCGGAATTGGTACAACAAAATGTTAATGAAATTTATTTGGATTTAGTAATAGATTTATTGAAGCAGTACCAAAAATCCAAGGAGAATGAATATGAAGATGATTGTGATTATGATTGGGTTGTCGAATTAGGTGTTAATGCAAATGATATCGGTATTGCTCGTGATTGCAAATGTGTATGTAATGTTTGTCAAATGAAAGAACGTAATGAAAATGATTCGGATAGTGATGATAATAATGATGATGATACAGAATGCACATGCACCGAAAACAAATTAGTTACAAAAAAAAGAAATTTTATGCTTGGGTTTATTAGCCAAAATAATAATTTAATTAATCCAAAAATAAAAAATGCTTTTCTTAAAAACGTGGTTAAATTCCAGCATACGGTCCCGTTAGATTTTCATCCCGGAAGTAATAACCAGGTTGTTGATTTGGTACATCCATCTATGTATTGCTATGTAAAAGGAGTAACTCCAACAAAAAAAACCATTAACAAAAATATTATATTCCAATGGTTACCCAGTGAATTTAATGTGGATAATGGCAAAGTTAGTATCAAATCCTATATTAATAATTTGGATCCAGTCAATGTGGATCTTTATGTTTCAATTGCAAATATCTTTGAAAAATTCGTTCCAAAATTTGAGGAAGTTATGTTAAACTCGGTAAATTTATTTATAAAACAAAACCGTATGATAAAACATGGAATAAAAAAATACGTTCCATTGTCAAAATGCCAGGTAATTGTTAAGTTAGCGGATACAATACTCACACCAGAATCATCTGTATTTCCATCAGGTAGTTGGCATTTAGAGGGACTACCATATGAAAAAATTATTGCTACCGGAATTTATTACTACGAAATGTCTAATATTACGCAAAACTTTTTGAACTTTAGATCGACAATGACAACAAGTGCGGATGTAGATTATCCACAAGATAGTCCGAAATTTGTCGAAACGCATTACGGATTCGATGGACCAGCACCGAAAGATTCATACGGTTCTAGTGATAGTGGTAGTATTATTGATTTAGGCCAAGTTGAAACAAAAGAGGACTTGTGTTTAGTTTTTCCAAATTTTATGCAACATCAAGTATCTGATTTTGAACTTCTTGATAAAAATAAAATTGGAACAAGAAAGATTTTGGTATTCTTTTTAATTGATCCATCAACTCGAATACTATCAACGATTGATGTTAAACAGCAACAATCAACAATGTCAGCATCAAATGCCCAAGTATTTAGGGAATTATTAATGTTCCAACGAAAATATGAAATTTCAGACCAAAGCGCATTTTTTGAACGTGGATGGTCACTATGCGAACATTAAAACTAATATTATTATTGATTTAGATAAATTAATAATAACATTTTTAATTATTTGTTTGATAATGATTTCAATTCAATATATTTATTTTTGTATTTCAAATATTTATTGAAATACATATTTTTATACTGGCCACCGGATTGAATTATTTTGTTACTTTTGGCCATATCGAATAATGCATACGATATTTGTTGATACAATATTTTTTGCGTTTCTTCTTCATCAACAGTATGAACTGTGGCACTATTTCCATCATCCTCAAAATAGACGAATATAAAATTTTTTAATCCAGATCCCAATGGTTCTATTTCATTCAAATAAATATTTCCATTAAAATTTTCGCTTAATATTTCGTCGGTTGTTAATTTTATGATATCTGATTTATTACATTCTAGTGTTAAATCAATTCTGGCATAGAAATATTCTGTTGATATCTTTTCTTTAATGATATTTATAAGATTTTTAATAAAACCATAAATTTTTGAATTCAATTTCTTTCCAATATTGTCTTGCAGGGTTCTAAAAAATTTGCCCAACGTTGCTCCTGACGCAACCATAGAATAAATTTTATCCTGAAAAACAATAAATCTCCACTCATAACATTTATTAAACAGAGTTGATATTTTTTGGATTGTAATAAATTCCGAACAAAATAATTCATGTTCTGTATTTATAATATTTTGCATAATAGCATTACCATCCCCGGATACAATTTGGATACCCTTAGATGCGCTGGATAAACCATATTTATAAATATAATTATCAGTTGGTAAATTTTTAATTTTATCTATTTCTGCTGGATAAAAAACAGTGCCGGGAAGTAATAATTTTCTTATTTCTGGGACAATAGCATATTCCTTGGTACCAGTTGAATGCATAAAATCAATACTTGGAACTATTTTACCATATTTTTTTAGTTCATTTAGTCTATATTCTAAATCACTAATCGGTAATTTCTTAATACATACAATTTGATAAATATCCGAAATAAAAACAAATAAATTATTTTCATTGATATTTATTGTGTTCAAAAATTTTTCAAAATCATTTTGATTAGCAAAAACCAATTCATCCACTTTCATAATTTTTATTTCCGGAAACTTTTCGGCATTTTTTTCTATCTGTTCAGCATCTACCATGGAATAATGGCCTGTGAAAAAATAATTCACAAATAAAAAAATATTATAATTATCCGTCATGATTACGTATATTATTCACAGAAGTTTTTTTTATTTGTCTATATAAATTTTTATTTACTTCTTTTTTATTCAATATTAACCAGTGACATAGAAAAATAAATAACTAGAAAGTGAAATTAGAGAGGAATAAAATTAATATTGTCAATATATAAATGTACCATAAATACAAAAAATATAAATCAAAATATCAAAATTTAAAATTAATTACAACAAATAATAATATTGCAAATAATATGGAATTAGCAGTGGATTCGTTATTGAATTCAACAAATAATTCATTCGTATTTGTTGATATTAACATCAATAAAAATGAAGAAAAAACAATACAGTCTTTAATAATAAATGATGATTTAATGATTGATACGTTTAGTTATTTCGGAAAATTTAATATTACCAAACTAGATAATTTGATCAATAATTTTATTTTATCTATCGGCAATAATATTGGTTCATCAAATAAAATAACAAATATTTTATTGAACAATATTATTAAACCATATGTCGAAGCCACAAATAAAAATTATATTTGGTTCACGATAAAAATTTTTTTTTCAGAACCTTATTTTGATATTCCGCGTTGGCATACTGATGGTTATTTTTACAATCCAGAATATTACACACAAAATAATTTACCACAAATAAAATTAGTTGGATCATTAAAAGGTTGTCCTACATTGTTCAAAGAAAATAGCAAAGAAATGAGAACCAAATATTATAAATTATTTAAATCCTTGCATAATAAAAATAATAGCGGGATAGAAAATATGGAAAATAGAAAAATATTAGATAATGCATTAAAGGAATATAATCATGTTTATCCATTAAAAAATCAAGCTGCTATTTTTATTGTTGGATTAAAAGATAGATCTGCTGTGCATTCTGAACCAAAAATTAATACAAAACGATTATTTTATTCAGTATTAACTGGTAACAGAGAGGAAATAAAAGATTTGGCAACCAATTGGAAGGTTCAATTCCAAGAATAATCTCATTTTTGCACATATTATTTAGTTATTTTTTTTAACCAAATAATATTTTTTCTGCTTCAGAATCTTTTTGGAGTTTATTTTTTAACCCACTGAATCGCCCACCAAATCGCCCATCATCTTACCTATATCAGTTTTTTATTTGTACAATATTAGTAACAGCATAATAAAATCAAAATCGTGGGAGAGAGAGGGGGGCATTTTTCAGTAGGAATCTTTTTTGTCAAATCTTATTGTTGCGCAAAAATCTAATAAATAAATATTTAACCAAATAATATTTTTTCTGCCTCAGTATCTTTTTGGAGTTTATTTTGTATTGTTTCCTTATTTATTTCATTACCAAAACAAAAAGATAAATTCAATAAACGTGTTATAATGTTTAATATTTTGATATCATTTGTGTTTTCTATTGTATCTATTAATGATTCAACTTCATTTTTATCAAGATCATTAATTCGTTTTAATAAATCTAGAGCTAATTCTTTTTTAATAGCTATTCTTTTCATATTTTCTTTTTTTTGATTCATATCACATATTACGGATTCCAATGTGTATCCTTCTTTAAATTTTATTTCATTAGATTTCGTTTCGCAATCTTCCATTATCGGTTTACCCGATTTATTCATTGCTTCTATAATCAAATGCTTATTATTGGAAAATTTATTTTTTAAATTTAATAGTAGTCTTCTTTTTGATCTTACTTGGTGTTCCAATTTAGGTTCAACAGTATTCCCAATATCATCTATTTTTATTTGTATATTTTTATTTTGTTCTTCGGAAACATATTCTTTTATTTCATCATAAATCTTTAACAAATCTTTTCTTTTTGAGTTTAATAAATCATTCATAATTGCGCATATTTCTTTTTTTTGCCATGTATTACCATTAAAAATATATCCACATGCTTTATTCATATTTGTATATCCAACATTATGATATTGTGGAGTTGATGGATTTAGATTTGTTTTGATTATAATCATCACTATTGGATTTTCATTTGATGAAAATATTTTTATTTTTTCTTCTGGTGTTAATTCATTTATTTCCTCTTGATTGAATGGAGAAATAAAATAATAATTTTTATTTTTGTTGTTATTAATAATAACTTTATTGTTACTATTATTATTACCTTTTATTGCAATTTTTCCATTATTTTTTTTAATAGATTTTTTTGCTAATAGTTTATGAAGTTGTGTTTTTTTATGTCTTTCAAGTGTATCTTTTCGACTAAATGATCTACTACATATTTTACAATGATTTTCGTTTTTATTTTCATTATCATCTATATCATATATATCATCTTCCCGTATTAAACACGAAATTTTTCGTGATAAATGTTCTTCATATCTACGCTTATGATTAAATCTTTTTTTACATCTCTCACACATATAACAAACCATTTATGTATACATATATAGTATTTTTTTATATTTATGTATCAACTATCAATTGATTTTAACCCACTGAATCGCCCACCAAATCGCCCATTATCTTACCTATATTAGTTTTTTATTTGTACAATATTAGTAACAGCATAATAAAATACAAATCGTGGGTGAGGGAGGGGGGCATTTTTGAATAGGAATCTTTTTGTTAAAGTCTTGTTGTTGCATAAAATATCTAATGAATAATAATTTGCATTTAAATCCATATATAATAAAAATAATAATTAATCAACCAATATTGAAAATCTTAAATATTACATCAAAGTAATATAATCATGTTTATTCATCAAAGAATCAGGCTACTGTATATTCTAGATCAATTAAAAGGTTAATTTTGTGATTAAAATAATAATAATTTTATTTAAAATTATTATTATTTTTATTTTAAATAAGCTAGTATTGATATAATTTTTTTCCCACAATCATATATTTTATTATTTTTTAAATAACATTTTTTTGATATCAGTTAAATGTATTTTTTTTCCCACTATCATATAATTTTATTCCCACAATCATATATTTTATTATTTTTTAAATAACATTTTTTTGATATCAGTTAAATGTATTTTTTTTCCCACTATCATATAATTTTATTCCCACAATCATATATTTTATTATTTTTAAACAACATTTTTTTGATATCAGTTAAATGTATTTTTT